GACCCGCGCCGGCGTCCGCCCGATCGCCGTCCAGGTCAAGACCGCCACCCTCGACCGCGGCGCCTACCACGTCTCCGTCAAGCGCGCCACCGGCGGACTGAAAGCCCGTCCCTACGAGATCCACGACTTCGACGTGCTGGCCGCCTACCTACCCGACCTCAATCAATTTGTCTTCTGGACATTCGACGACATCAGCAACCGCGTCAGCGTCCGCTACGACCCAAACAAGCACCGGAAGCCCGGTAACTGGGATTTGCTTAACACCGTCGCAGAATCATTAACCCAAACCCAATAATTGATTGCCCCCCCCCTAAGTTATCGATTTTCTATTAACACCTAAGACAGCCAATGTCCGACCCCCAACTGTACATTTGACCAGTAATTTTATGAAACCCGCCAAAGGCACCAAGAAAAAGGCGAGCGCCCCCAAGGCGCCGAAAACCACCCTCAACGTCAACGTCGAATACCTCGAGCAGATCGCCGACGAGTCGATAGCCACCATCATGGCTCTCCGCGCCCTCGTCCGCCAGCTCGCCATCGAACTTGAGGAGGCCCGCAAATGAAGCTCAAAAACGGCCTCGTCACCGAGGTGGAGCGCGGCGTGCCCGGACTGCCGCAGATCAACCACATGCTCATGCAGAAGGCGTGCGACAGATTCCTTGCCAAGCGCGGACTGTACAACCCTGGGTTCCGCCGCTCGGAATGGCTCTTCGGTCGCATGGCCATTGGGCAGCAACGGAGGGCCGCGGCGTGAGCACGATGATGTGCCCAGACCTGGTTGTCGGCGAAGTCGGCTTCGGTCCTGACTTTGGCCGCATGGCCGAAAGCAACTGGCACCTTGCGGAGAAGCTCCGGCTCGAAGACGAGAACCGTGAGCTGATCCGGCAAGTCAATCGTCTCAAGTCGGTGCTAGAGCGCTGCACTCCAGCAGACAATAAAACTGCCAGCGAGCGCTTAGTTGCTCTTGGTCAAGACGGCTACGAGCTATGAGCGCCGGCAAAGGCGATACCCCGCGGCCGGTCAACGGCGACCGCTACCGGCGCAACTACGAGGCGATCTTCTCGCCGCCCCACCCCGCGTGGATCTGCGCCCCCTGCGGCCACACCCACGGTCGATTTCCCCACCAATACCGCGTCAGCACCTACCATACCGACACCTGCGGCGTCTGCGGCAAGGTGACTTCCGTCAGCGAACCCCGCGATTTCGGCCACCTAAAAAAATGGCCCATCCTCCCAAAAAACCCTTGATTCCCATGCCAACATTTGCCAACATTTGCCTACAGATCACGCCACGACAGAAAGCAGTCCCACGTCATGGCCACTGAACACCAACCACCGCCACCACCCGAACACCACATCACACCATGGCTCGAAGAAACATTTCGCCTCGTAGACGCAGCCTGCGACCGCTGGGAGCGCCGTCGCGCGCGCCTCGCCCGGAGGAAAGCGGAAAATGAACGCGCTGCCGCTCACCTACCTGTTCGTCATTCTGGCAACGATCATTGTCATAGTGATCATCGAAAACACTGACGACGGAGGCGCCGCCTAATATGATCACACCACACGACCCCAAGACCGAAGCCTACGTCCTCGGCGCGCTGATGAACCACGGCGATCTCCTCGCCGAACTTCCCGAGCTGACCGACGAATACTTTTTCCGCCCCGACCATAAGACCGTCTTCAGCGCCATCAGCGAGATTGTCGTCGATGGCGGCACACCGGACCTCATCCAAGTTACCCGCCTGCTCGAAGCGCGCAAGGAACTCGTCAAGGTCGGCGGTCCCGGAGCCGTCACCGAGATGATCGGCGCTGCGCTGACCCGCAACATCGACTACCAGCTTGGCATCCTGCGCGACTACGCGGCCCGCCGGAAGATCATCACCGCCGCCGACCGGATGAAGGCCGCCGCCATGGACGTGACTCAAGATGCGGACGAGGCGCTCGCCACCGCCGGCACTGCGGTTCTCGACATCGACCTTGCCGGCAAGTCCGACACCATCCAGCCCGCCAGCGCGATGATGCACGGCGCCCTCGCCGAGTTGCACCGCAGCGTGGCCGAGCGCGGCAAGCCCCGCGGCGTTGTCACCGGCTACAAGACCTTCGACCTCTGGACCGGCGGACTGCGCGAAGGTCAATTCGTTTTGGTCGCCGCGCGTCCCGCCATGGGGAAAAGCGCTTTGCTCGTCAACATCGCTGACCGACTTGTTGCCCGCGGCATTCCGGTGCTGCTGTTCTCCCTCGAAATGCTGAAGCTGGAATTGATCCAGCGCATCATCTGCGCGCGAGCATCTTTTGACAGCACCCGCTTGAAGCTCGGCGACATTGAGCACGACGAGATGCGCCGCCTTGAGCATGAGCACATGCGTCTCGCCGGCCAGCCGCTCTTCATCGATGACCAGGGCGGTCTTTCCATCATGGATGTCCGCGCGCGTGCGCGCCGCGCCGTCAAAAAGCACGGCGTGAAAGTCGTCCTCGTTGACTACCTGCAGCTCCTCTCCGCAAAGAACGCGCAGTCACGCGAGAATGAGGTCGGCTTCGTCTCCCGCGGCCTTAAGAGCATGGCCATGGAACTGAAGGTGCCGGTGCTCGCCGCCGCCCAGTTGAACCGAAAGGCCGAAGAGCGCGGCGACAACCGCCCCAAGATGGCCGATCTCCGCGACTCTGGCCAGATCGAGGCGGACGCCGACATCGTCACGCTGCTCTACCGCAAGAGCTACTACGAGACCGAAAGCAACCCGCAGGACAGCCACGAAGCTGAGTGGACCGTAGCCAAGCACCGCGCCGGCCGCACCGGCATGATCCCGCTGGAATGGCATCCGCCCTACACCCGCTTCGACAGCGTCAGCGACCGCTTCACGGACGAGCCGGAAGTGCCGTGGGGCGAAGAGAAGGCGGCCGATCTGTTTCCGGTGCCGCACAAACTGATGGAGGTCATCAACGAATGATCAACTCCCGCCAGAAGGGCGCATGCTTCGAGCGCGAAGTCGCCAAAGCATTGACCGCCGAAGGATTTCCGGCCAAGCGGGGTGCGCAAGTCAGCCAGGGACGATGGGGAGTTTCTGCGCCCGACGTGATCGTGCCTTGCTTGCCGGATTGGCACTTTGAGTGCAAGCGCCACGGCCGCGCACGTCTGGATCTTGATGCGGCCATCTGCCAAGCGCGGCGCGACGCCAACAAAGACCTCGGCGCCGGCAAATACAAACTTTCCGCGGTCGTTCACCGCCGCGACCACAGCGACACGCTCGTCACCCTCACGCTGCGCGACTTCTGCCACCTCATGCGCGAGTCCAGTTTTCCTATCCAACCAAAAACACAACCCAAATAACCACATGAAAATAAAGCAACCGAAATACAAGACCGTCACGCTCGCCACTCCGTTTGGCAAAGCCGGATGGGTCTACGTCAACGCTCCCAAAATGTTTGAGGGCGACAAGAAGGCGGCGTATCGCGCCGAGCTGTATCTCACCAACGACGATGCCGAAGGCGTTATCGCGGCAATCGAAAAATCGTACGCATCCGAATACAAGGCATGGTGCGATGAGGTCGGCAAGAAAGCGCAGAAGGCCGCCTTCCCGTGGCTCGAGAACGACGGCGTCACCAAGTTCAACTTCAAGGTCGCCGACGCTTGGCCGGATGGCACCAGTCGCCAGCCTGAGCTGACCGACATGGACAAAAAGCCGGTCACCGCCAACATCGGCAAAGACAGCATCATCCGTATCATGTTCCGCCCGCATTACTACAATGCGTCGGCTGGCTTTGGCGTGCAGCTTCAGCCGATCAAGGTGCAAGTCAAAGACCTCGTCACATTTGGCGGTGGAGCTGCCGCAGACATTGATTTTGAAGATGTCTCCGATTCCGAAGCGCTAAAAACCGGAACCGACAACAAAGAAATTAGCTGGTAACCTCCCATGCCAGCCAAAAACACCACACGCAAACCCAGCACCAAGGGCAGGGCGGCGAAAGCCGCCAAGCCCGCGGAGCCGGATCGCTTCACCGAGGACGGACGCAAAATCGTCCGCCTCGAGAAGACTCGCGCCCACCAGAAGTATCCGCTCAAAGACGGCACCGACGTTCCAGGCGCCAGCACCATCGCCAAGATCGGCGAGGACAGCAGCGGCCTCATCCACTGGGCGTGGAAGCTCGGCATGGACGGTCAGGATTACCGCAAGGTCCGCGACAAGGCCGCCGACATCGGCACCGTGGCGCATTTCATGATCGAGTGCTTCCTGCACAACCACGAACCCGACCTCTCGGAGTTCTCCCCGGCAGACGTTGAGAAGGCCACCATCGCCTACAACAACTTCCGCCGCTGGTGGGACAGCGAAGGTTTCACCGTCATCGAGCCGGAAGTGCAGCTCGTCAGCGAAGAGTTCCTCTTCGGCGGCACTATCGACGCCCCCGCGCGCGACCGCGACGGTAAGATCGTGTTGCTCGACTGGAAGACCAGCAAGGTCATCGTCCCAGCGCACAAGATCCAGTTGGCCGGCTATGAGCAACTCTGGAACGAGAACCGCCCGGACATGAAGGTCCAGCGCCGCGGGATCGTGCGCATCGGCAAAGAGTCGCCGGACGACTTCGAGGTGTCCTGGATCTTCTCCGCAGAACCGCTGTGGGAAAACTTCAAAGCCCGCCTCGCGCTCCACTACGCGAACCTGCGTCTCAAGAAAGCCGCCTAAATGAAGCGCACCCGCCGGTTCGTCGTCCGAGAGCAGACCTTTGGTTTGGTCGTGGAGTTCTATTGCGGAACCCCGCAATTATCGGCGATCCGGCGGTGCGCGAACATCCTCCAGCTTGACCCCAAAGACCCCGACAACCAGCCCGACGACTCAGACGCCGCCTGGGCCATGTGCCTCGGCAGCCAAGCGGTCGTTTGGATCGAAGACGCCGCGGACACCGGCTCGCTCGTCCATGAGCTGTATCATGTTGTGCAGGATTTCTTAAAGCACATCACCAGCAGCGACGAGGAGACCGGCGCTTACTTGATCCAATACCTTTTCCGAGAAGCCATCCGAAAAAACAAACCATGAAAAAAGGACTATACGCAAACATCCACGCCAAAAAAGCCCGCATCGCCGCCGGAAGCAGCGAGAAGATGCGCAAGCCTGGTTCCGCCGGCGCGCCTACTGCCAAAGCCTTCCGCGCATCCGCCAAGACCGCCAAATCCCGCCGATGACCTCCGGCGCCCTCATCGCCTTGGTCGGCTTCATCTACTTCGCCGTCGCCATCGACCTCGGCCTCATCCAGCACCGCTACTGGCATAGTCTGATTTGGTTGGGCTATGCGGTGGCGCAAATTGGGCTATGGAGGGTAACCATTTATGACTAGGCCCCGCGACATGTACGACCTGACGAGTCATCCGACCGACACGCCAGAGATCAAGGCCAAGCTCAAGCAGGCTATCAAACTTTACAACGAAGTCGGCCGCGACCGCGCCAGCAACAATTTGCCCGCCCTCG